GTTTCGCCCAGCACCATAAATATTTTCTTTCTCCTGCTCCTCCTCATATTTTATTGCTTTTATCCCCTGTATAGGGACTGCGGCAATATTAACAACAATGTCTGCCCAGCCATATTCACGGCCATTAATTAAAGGGGTATATTCCATGATATTATAATTTTAATATAAAGCCAAGATTCACAGTAATTTCACGCATCACACCAACAGGGATGATTTTTAATGTTGTTACCAGTTTTGAGCTGCTCAAAACATCTTGATTAGGGTTAATAAATAGCCTAAAAGCCGTGAGCTCATCGTCTCGTTCCATTTGTTCCAATGCCATTATAGCAATAGCTTCTAGTGAGGCTATTGAATCTAAACTTAAAAAACCCGTTACAGGATCAGTATAGATAGGCCCTGAAATTTTTGGCAATAATTTGGTATAAACAGCACGCAGTGCTTTATCCATAGCCCTATTGTTTTCTATGGTTGCAAAATCGCTTGTTAGGGCAGTAGCCGTGAAGCTATCATTAAAATAAGAACCCGCATAACCTATATATTTTATAGGAAAAATATAACCCTTATCTGCAATAGATTGCACCTGTGCAGGCGTTAAATCAGTATATAATGTACCGTCTATGAATTGAATAGTATCCAATTCACGACCTACATATATATTGGCTGTTAATGCCTTTGGATAAATACCCGTTACAAGATTTTGTTTTTCAACCCAGCCAATACTTTCGTGTACTTTTGCTCTTGCAATAGCACCCAAACAAGCACCCACTACGCCTACTTTTTTAGCCACAATACCAGAAACATAATTGCCCCTACCAGCACCATCTTGACCAATACAAACGCTCAAACGTTCACAGTTTAGCGTGCGCAAATTTGGCAAAGCCAAAAGGTTAGCCGCCGTTATATTGTGAATTGACAATACTGCATTAGCAGGCATATTAGCAAGGGCTAGTTCAGTTAATCTCGCTTGTATGGCCACTGAAATTGTTGCCAAATCAGCAAACAAAGTAAGCAAGTCAATAACACCTATTTGTCTTATTTTACCCTCGGCAAATTGTTGCAATTGTTTTACCTCTTGAAACTGTCCGTTATTCAAAAGACTAGAAACAACATATAATTTTGATCCTGGATTTACTCTAAAATATTCTGCAATATGATAGTTTAATACAGGATATAAAGCAACCGTAATACCCAAAGCATCTAATTGCTCCGCATCGGTTACCAATACTTTATTTAAGTTTGGCTGGCCATAGATAACCAAACCGCTAATGTGATCCTCTCCAGGTAATGCCCTAGCCAAACCACCACTTTGCCTAACAAATGATACTTGATTCATTTTCTATTTTTTAGAGGTTGTTTTGAGCTCTGTAATAATAGCTTCGGAGGCTTCTTCTTGAGTAGCTTTATCTGGAGCACTTGCTTCAACTACTGCTTCTTGAGTAGCTTCATCTGGAGAACTTGCTTCAACTACTGCTTCTTGAGTAGCGACTTCTTTATAAACAGTTTTCACTTGTTTATTTTTTAAACCCTGCGCATGTGATTGCGCAGCATGCTCGGTAAAAAAGCTATTGCCGTCCGAGGTTTCAAAATAATAATCTAAACTTGGATTGTTTTCAAATATTGGATTTTCCATTTTTTAAATAGGTTTTAAATAGGTTTTAAATAATGTTTTTATACTTGCTATACATCGAAACGCCCGCTAGCCCAGTGATAATAAAGAGCAATATTCGCCCCGCATATATTTGAAAGTTTTGCCAAAAAGTAAGCGGCAATGCCACAGCAACTGTTTTAGTAATAGTAGTAGCTTGGTTGTTGGTTATATAATTTTCCTTCCACTTGGCAAATATTTTTTGCGCCTCGGCTTCGCAAGACACGGTTATATAATTGTCTTTAATGATGACCTTGGGTACTTTTAAATACTTACCTGCTTTTAGCCCCTCCTTCGGATGGCTTGGAGAGGCTACAACCTTTCCGTCTTGACATTCTAAAAATGCCTTATAAAAAGAGGAATCTTTTTTGGTTTCAAAAACAGTGTCGTGCAACACTTCTTTGATGGTTATTGTTTTTGTAGTTTCTACTGTTTTTGGCAGTACAACGCTAGTAGTTTTGCAAGCTACCAGCGTTGTGACCAAAACAACAACAAAAAACAATTTAAAGAACAGATTTTTAATGCTAAATTTTTTCATTTTTATTTATTTTTTATTTATTTTTTATTTCTAACTTCTAATTTCTAACTTCTAATTGAAATAAAGCCTGTAATGCTTTCAATGGGTCTAATATGACTACACACTTCATAGCCATCACGGCTACCATCGGCATTGGTATTGCCCTCTATGGTGTGAATCACACCATCTTCTACTCCAAATACAAAGCCTGTATGACCATTGCCTTTTTTACCCAGTTTCATAATAAAAATATCGCCCACTTCGGGTAGTGCTTTTGTTTTTTTCATGTCACTAGGCAGGCTATTCCATTGTTTGACAACACCGCCTGTTTTCACGAGTAGGTTTGGTACTTTCAATTTTTTGGCTTCTTCTGATACACACCAATATACAAATGCCATGCACCACGCATAACCTTTGCCCAGCCCAACTGATTTTAAATATATTTCAACCTCGGGGCCTGCATTGCTGCCTTTGGGAATTTCCTTTACGCCAATTTGGCTTTGAGCCCTATTAAGAACATTAGTTTGCAGTGGTGTCATCGCTTTTGTTTATGCCTAGTTTTGTTTTTACATATACAGAGCCAAGTTTTAAAATTTGCTCGATTTCGTCTAAAATCACTTTGCTAAAAGTGCCACTCATACCACAAAAAACAAAAATTAAATTTTCGTTTTCAATATGAAATTGCTCCTTGCAAACAAGCCCAACACATATTGACAAAAAAATAGATACTACCACTGATTTTAAAAAAGTACCTGTAGTCATCTCCGTGCGCAACCTGTGAATGATAGAGCCAATCGCACCTCCTATAATATAGGGGCTAAATTTTTTGAGCAAATCGGTTAAAAAGTCTAAAACTTGTTCCATTTTTAATGTAGTTGTGGGTTGATAGTTTTTAGTTGTTGGTTTATAGTACTACTACCAACCAACAACTATCAACCAAAAAATTATATAATAGCGGCTATCATTTCATTTCTAAAAGGCACAGCAATAAAATAGTGGCGGTATGCCAATTGATTGGTTTGTGTGGTCGGGTTGTCTTTTGCAGGAGTAAAATATTGTTTGGTGTCCCCCGTTTTTTTGGCAATATTATCCGCAAGAAAAGCAACCGAAGCCGTTTTATCCGTAGCAACAGCAATAGTCCCATAAGCCTTTTTAGTACCCGCGGCAAAAAGTGGCATATTTTCATAACTGTATATTTGAAATCCAGCAATAACTGGGGCAACTTCGCCCTTTTTATAGTTTATCAACTGGTCACCAAAATTGGTTCTGTCCAATAATAGGTCATTGTAGTGGTCAAAACACAATACCAACCTGCGTCCTGCAATTGGCGTTTTAATCTTATCAAAACGTGCTTTTAACGCTACTAAATCGGCATAGACCAAACGCAAACGCCCAGTTGCATCAGCTGTTCCTGTAGTAGCAATCACTGGCGTGTTTACACTATCGGCAGATGGCGCAATGGCATGAATGGCCTTTGTGAATTTTTCTAAAGTCAATTTTTGAACAGTCTTTCTAGTCGCATTATCAATACGGTTGTAAGAAGCCCCAAGCACTTGATCATCAGTAAGGGTTACTACTTTGGTTTGAAACTTATCAAGTTTGATAATAACTTCACTATCATTATAAGCCTGCAAGGCTATTGGATAAGTGGTGTTGTTAATCAAAACATCGGGTGCAAACTCACTTGTGGGCACGTGAATAATGTTACTTTCGGTAATAGTACCTTCGCCCATTAGCGATACATCTACATCCATTTCGGCAATTCCGTCAAGAAAAGGGGCTTGGTCTGCGTTGGTTAAGTTATTTCTAACCCTGTCTAACCATACTTCGGCAAAATTTGCTGGCATAATTTTTTTTTATTTATTAAACATTTTTTTGAATTCGTCTGGGTTTGAAGCTTTGAATGCCAATTGTTCTTGGTGGCTTAATTCTTGAAAAGACGCTTTTGTCATCTCACTAGCACCAGCGGGGTTTTGAACATTGGCAGCAAGGGTAGTTTTTGCGGGTATTGCATCAATGGTAGTTTTTGCAAGGTCAAAATTTGCTTTGGCAAGGTTCACAAAATCATCTTTTTTGGTGGCAGAAATTTTGCCCTGTGCAATAGCAAGGTTTACCATTTCGGCAATTGCCGTTTCTTGCGCTACATCTTTTTCGGCCTCGAGTGACAATAACCTAGCTTTTAGTGTTGCATTTTCATTTGACAAAGTCAAAATTGCGGCTTCAACTTTTTCAACATCCACTTCTGGAACTGTTTTGTCAAATTTTAATGCCAAAAGTGAGGCAACTGATAACAAGATTTTTTTCATAGTATTTTGGTTTAATTTTAATAATTCATTTTCTAAATTCACTTCTAATTGGTTGGCTTCTAGACATAGTTGTTTTACTTCGTCGTCTTTTAAAAGTGTGCCACTTTCGGAGTAAAGTCTTATAGAATTGGCATTTGACGGTACGGCAACAATAGAGCATTCAAACAATTCGCATTTTTCTAATATCAGTTCTGTACCAATAATTTTTAAGTCCTCACGGTTAAAAGTAAGCCCCATCGAACACGAGTTGATAAACTCCCTATCTACTTTGCCCGATACTTTTAAAGCATCATCGTCTTGCACATCAAAAATGGGTTCGCCCAAAAGCAAATCGTTTTCAACCCTAAGGTTTGTCCATTTACCCAAAACTGATTCCGTAGCATTCCAATGTTGGTTTAACATCATTGGATTTTTATTAAATCGCTTTAAACTGATACCTGCAGTAAGGATTCTAAATCCATAACTATTGGTTTGGTTTTGATCGTTAAAAACAAAAGGTTTTGGCATAACTTGATTTTTTTAAAAAATCCACTTTTATCCCTCTCCTTTGGGGAGAGAGCTGGGGTGGGGTTTTCATTTTGATACCGCAAATTTTAGGCGGTTTTTTGGCTTAAAAAAATAAGTGAACAAGCAGTAATAGCTTATAAGCAAGCCTTTTATTAAATAACCCAATCGTTGTTTTGTTTTTTTAAATACTCATATAATCAATAGACTTTTGTATATAAATTAATAAAAATGGCAAGGTCAAAAGACGCAACTCGGCAAAAAGCAGAAGCCTATTACATAGAAAATTTTGAAACCACTCAAAAAGAAGTAGCCGCATTATATGATGTGCGCTCTGGTACATTAGGCGAATGGGTAAAAAAATATGACTGGGACGAGAAGCGTTATAATTTTCACGCCTCGCCAACCAAAATAAAGCAGTTGTTGCAGCAAGAACTGTTAAACGTGACTAGTGGTGGTACTCCAAAACTTCCTGCTGATGGCATCTCTAAATTAATGTCGGCATTGGATAAATGCGATAAAAATTCCGATCCAATTGTGGTGCATAAAATCCTTAAAGATTTAGATGTATTCATATCTCAAATTGATGCAGATTTTGCCACTAAATGCACCACATTTCATAAGCAATTTTTACAACACAGGATAAGTATTGAAAACTAAAGCCCAACCAAAACCTCCCCAACCCCTCCGAAGGAGGGGCTGTACAAAAGGAGGGAATTAAAAAATAAAAATGTCAAATAATAATAAATATTTAAAACTTTTACAGGATTACGATAAGCATTGTTTGCGTATTGCACAGGCTACGGCTATTGATATTCACGAAACGGCAAAACAAAAAGCCGATAGAATAAAAGAACTTGAAAAAACCTATGTAAAATGGTTTGAATATTACTTCCCAAATTATGCCAAAAAAAAATGCGCTTGGTTTCATACCAAGATGGCAAATACTATAATCAACAATAAACGGCTTCGTTTTTTGGGCGAAATGTTTCGCTCTGCGGGCAAATCGGTACATATTGATATGGGCATTCCATTGTTTTTATACCTGGTTAAACACGATTTAAAATTTATGCTTTTGATTGGCGAAACCGAGCCAAAAGCAAAACGTTTATTATCGGGCATACAAGGGCAATTGCAATTTAACAACCGTTTAAAAAATGATTATGGCGAAAAGTTCCAACAGGGCAACTGGGCAGATGGCGATTTTACAACCGCCGACGGTGTGAAGTTTATGTGTTTGGGTTTTGGTCAAAATCCACGTGGGGCAAGAGAACAATCCGAACGCCCAGATTATATCGCCGTAGATGACGTAGATGATAAACGCCACGTGAACAATGATAGAATGATGCGGGAAGCCATAGATTTTATAACCGAGGATATTTGGGGTTGTTTTGATAGTGATGACGATGCCACCGAACGCTTTGTATATGCAAACAACAATTTTAACAAAAACAGTATAACCAATAGGCTCAAAATTTATTTTACCGAGGTTATAAATAGTCAAAAGTCCAAAGTCCAAAGTCCAAATGGGCTAACTCCCCCTTCGGGGGCTGGGGGGATTATTAAATTTGATGTTTTAACCGTTTGTGCAGTAAAAGACACTAAAGATTTCGAGCCCGAATGGAAAGAAAAAACAAGTGCCGATTACTGGCGCAAAAAGTTTCAAACCATGCCATACCGCTCTTTTATGCGGGAGTATATGCACGTGCATATTGAAGACGGGGCGATTTTTAAATATGAAAACATACAACGCAAAGTAATGGCTATTGATAAAGGATTAAAGCAATATGATGCTTTATGTTTTTATGGAGATTTAAGCTACAAAGCAAACGCCGATTATAAAGCCCTTGTTTTGGTTGGTAAAATTGGGAAGGAATTTCACATAATACTGGGCTATTTGCAACAAAAAAGCCGTGCCCATGCCGCTAAATGGCTATATGATGTTTATGAAACTTTTGGACTTCAAAATGTCAATATTAGGTATTTAATCGAAGGACTTTTTGCTATGGATGAGTTTGTTTCTGATTTTGATGCCGAAGGCGAAAAACGAGGCTATTATATACCAGTAACAGCAGACAAAAGAAGTAAAGCCGATAAATATGACCGTATAGAAAGTTTATGCGGACACTTTGAGCGAATGAACGTTTTTTTTAATGCCGATGCCTTGCCCGATTTTATAGAAAACGATATGCAACTATTAATAGACCAGTTTCTTGCTTTTGAAAAAGGAAGTCAAGCACACGATGACGGACCCGATGCAACACATGGTGCATTTTCGGTTATAAATGTGGCAACCCATATTTCAAAAAATCAATATTCATTTGCCAGTAGGGTAAATCATAGGTTTTAAATAAGTATAAATTATGAATTATGAATTATAAAGTAAGTTATCAAGTAGGGGTTGATGTTTTGGGGTTTCCAATATATGTGGAACACGAAATTATAACAGGGAAAACAGACGCGCAATTTAACAGAAAAAAAAGAACATGGCTTGTTGTAATACAACAATTAATTAAGCAACATTAAAGTTTTTTCAATCTTTTCAATCTTTAAATTTTTAAATAAATAATTATGTTTATTACCGTTCAAGAATTAAATTCAGTCATTTATGACTATCAATTAACTCAAATTACAGCACAAAACACTGATATTGCCCTAACGGCAATTGCCACAGCTGAGCAAGAAGTTAAAAGCTATTTGACTTCAAATAATTTAAAACAATGGCAAGATGGGCGACCTCGTTATGATGTAGAATTGATTTTTGCAGCGCAAGGAACAAATAGAAACGCACTCATCATGCAACACGTTAAAACTGTTGCCCTATGGTATGTTTGTCAATTGTCTAACCCCGATATAATTTATGAGCATATAAAAGAACGCTACGACAGGGCTATTGATTATTTGGGCAGAATAGCAAAAGGAACCGTTACCCTTAATTTGCCTGTTTTGGTAGATACGGATACTGACCCCTCAACTCAAAAACAACTTTTCCGTTTTGGAAGCCGTGCAAAATTTAACCATGAATAAAGCCACCTAACCCCCAAATGGGGAATAAATTAAAAAATATGAAAAATAGAAAACCCAATAAAATTACATTAGCAAAAACTCCCCCTTCTGGGGCTGGGGGGCTAAAGCGTTTTTTACCCTATGATAGCAAGGCAGTAAGTAGAACCCGTCAAGATATACAAAGCTGGAACACTGCGCTACGAATGGCACAAAGTGAAGACCCTAAAAATTATAAATTGCAGTTGCTTTTTGATGAGATAAACAACGATGCCCTTTTGACTTCGCAAATTCAAAACCGCAAACAACAATTATTTACATCAAGTTTTTCACTTAAAAAACCAAACGGAGATGTTGATGAAGAGCAAACAACCAAACTAAAAAACAGTCCTATTTTTCGCCAATTAACAATGGCAATTTTAGACAGCTTGTATTATGGGTATTCGTTGATTGAATTGCGTTTAGACGCCAATACAAAAGGCGAATTAATGCCTGTTATTACTACATTGCCAAGAACCAACGTTGTGCCGCAAAAAGGATTATTTTATAAAGATTATACAAACGATAAAGGAGTTGCTTATCGTGAGATGCCTGAATTTGGCACCTGGATTTTAGAATTTTACAACCCTGAAGGCACAATGGGTTTAAACCCATTGTTGAATAAAGCTGTGCCACACGTTTTATTCAAGCGTTTTGCACAATCCTGTTGGAGCGAACTTTGCGAGATATATGGCATTCCGCCACGGGTTTTAAAAACAAATACACAAGACGGCACCATGCTGCGCCGTGGCGAACAAATGATGCGTGACATGGGCAGTGCTGCTTGGTTTATTATTGATAGCACCGAAAACTTTGAATGGGCAAAAGGCGTTTCAACCAATGGCGATGTATATCAAAATTTAATTGGGCTTTGCAACAACGAAATTTCAATGTTGGTTTCGGGTGCAGTTATAGGTCAAGACACTAAAAACGGAAGCAATAGCAAAGAACAAAGCTCACAAGATATGCTATGGCAATTAGTGCAGTCGGATATGGAACAAGCAGCGCAATATTGGAACGACACGATAATACCCGCACTGATTAATATTGGTTTTCTAACTGGCGAGCTAAACTATGAGTTTGATCCGCAAGAAGACACCCAGCAATTATATGAACGTGCCATTGGCTTTTTGGGTACAGGAAACTATGCTATAAAACCTGATTATATTCTTAAAAAATTTGGGCTTGAAGTTGTAGAAAAAAGCCCACAAACCCCAAAAGGGGGAACACTAAGCTTTGACGAGGATTTTTTCGTTTAAGCCTCCTTACTCCCCCTTTGGGGGTTGGGGGGCATTATTTTGGGGCGTTACACAATAGGTTACATTTTATTTATGACTGCAATTGTGCCGATTGTAAAGGGATTGCTTCGCTATCGCTCGCAATGACAAACAAAGGGTTTAAAAACCTTTTAAAGACTGCCGAAAAGGCATTTAAAAAGTTGCACGAAAACGCAAAGTACCATCCAAAGGATTTAAAAAACACTTTGGAATATCAAAATTTAATCAATGAAACAAACGACGTTTTTGATAAAACAATAGTTGATAATGTAGTTGATGGTGCCTTGCTAGAAAACTTGCAAAATGACGTCTTTTTATTTTCGGGACTAAAAACCCACGCACAACTTTTTGAAGCTTCACGATTATTACTGAACTCTGAAAATAAAATAAAACCGTTTTCGGAGTTTTATAAAGACGTTAAAAAAATTAATGAAACCTATAACAGGCAGTATTTAGAAGCCGAATACCAGTTTGCCGTGGCATCGTCTCAAACAGCAAATAAATGGGCAGATTTTAGTGATGACTATAACCTGCAATACCGCACTGCGGGTGACCAGCGTGTGCGGGATAGTCACGATAAATTAAGAGATACAACCCTGCCAAAAAGCGACCCGTTTTGGGATAGTTTTATGCCACCAAATGGGTGGCGTTGCCGCTGTACAGTTGTAGAAGTTTTGCCCGAAGATTACAAAGTTAGTGATAGTAAAAAAGCCATAGAACAAGGAAATTTAGCCACCAGTCAAATAGGAAAAGACGGCAAAAACAAACTTGCAATTTTTAGATTTAATCCAGGAAAAGACAAAGTGATATTTCCGCCATCGCATCCGTATAGTAAAGTAGCTGGGGCAAATGTGGTAAAAAAAGAATTAAGTATAGAGAATAAACAGGATAGGTATAAAGACATAAATTTTAAAAAACTTGATGGTATAAAAAACAATGGAGTTCTTGAAAAATTTACGACTGGAAAACAAAATTCACAGGAAGCGAAAAAAAATGAAAAGGCGTTAAAAATCATAGCAAACAATGGCGGACAATACAGGCTTTTACCAGTAATTGAGGACGGAAATAAAAATCCAGACGCTATGAATATAAAAACAAAACAGTTAGTTGACATTAAAGTATCTGAAACTACTAATGGTAAAAACATTATTCAAAGTGCATTAAAAGAAGCTAATAAACAAGGGGTAAAAGAAGTTATAATTCATTTGACTAAAAAACCTGATAGTTACAGAATTATGTATGGTGCAGTTCTAAATACGTTTAATCAAAAAAGAGCAAAAAACATCCGTATAGTTACAGTTATCTATCCAAACAATATTGTAAAGTCATATAATACTGATAGATTTAAAAAAAAGAAGGTCTAAAATAACTTATGCTATTTTAAACCTCTGGGGGTAGGATGCCATCTCTGACAAACTACCAAGGTGCAAACATACAAATAAATTTAATACAAAAATAAAATGCAAGAAAAAAGATTTATTTTGATAACAGCTTTGACAGCAAATTTGTCATTTGATCGCTTTCAACCTCCAGTAAATCGGTCAGCTCTTTTGCATGAATTGCGTGAAGAGATTCAACTTTGTCTTTTACCAAAGCCAAAAGTTTCTCGTAGGAGCCAGGTAAAATCTTGGGTAAAATGCTGTCTAAAATTATTTTGTTAATAGCAACTTCTGTCTTTCATAACACAAAAATACTATAAAATATGAATTTTCAACAATTTACGGACAAAACATTAAAAGATATTGAAATAAAAGCCACGGAGTTGTTTGATAGAAATTTTGAACAGCAGGGCTTTTTTGGCACAAAGTGGAAAGAGCGAAAAGACGGCAATAATGGGCGGGCAATTTTGATGGGGGTTGGCAGGTTACGCGGTGGCGTGAAAACACCAAAAAGGAACGGTAACAGTATTGTTTGGAGCTTTGACGTGCCGTATGCCAAAGCTCACAATGAGGGCTTAAAAAGAAGCGTAACTATACCTGCTCATGAACGTTATAAACATCGTGGCGATGTTGTAAAAGAAAAATATATCAATAAAAGTGGCAAAGTATCTACTCGAAAAATAAAAGTTGAAATAAAAGAAGATGTAAGATCTCATAAAAGAAAAATGAATATTCCTCAAAGACAATTTATTGGAAATCATCCTATTTTGAGATTAGAAATAAAAAGAATAATTGACAGAAATGCTAAAAAACTAATGGAAGACTTTAAAAATAATTTAAAAAAATGAAAAATATATTACAAAATATTCAAAACAGATTATCTGAAGTAATAGAACTAAAATATATTGACGAAGATTGGGGGCAATTAAACATGTATCAACCACCTGTTAAATGGCCGTGTTGTTTAATAGACATTAGTGATGTAAATTATTCTAATTTAGGAAAACACCCCTCCTTCGGAGGGGTTGGTGGAGGCTCACAAAACAGACAATTGGGTAGGGCAACCATTAAAATAACATTGGCAAACTTAAAATTAACCAACACCAGCATGCAAGCCCCACAAATTCAAAAAGACCAAGCGTGGGCTATTTGGGGTTTAGTACAAAAAATACACGAAAAAATGCATGGGTTTGCACCCGATGTGAATTGTAGTAAAATGTTACGGCTAGATTTAAAAAGAAGCATTAGAGACGATGGTGTGCAAGAATATTTTATAACCTATACTGTAGAAGCAACCAATATTTAAAGCCTTAAACACCATACCAACTGTCATGCTGAACTTGTTTCAGCATCAAACAAAGACATTTGAACATCAATTTCTTTCAACTGCTTATTGATGGGGCAGTTGATAATATTATAAAGCGTGCCTTTGCTAATGAAGTGTTTAGGATATACATATTTGCGCCATACTACTGTAAAAGGAATATCCTCGGTTTTATAAAACAAATATGTTTCTAAAACCAAACGGTAACGCAATAGTTTATTGCGTTGTATGCCTTGCGCTCTACGATTTCCCATAGTGACAAAATTATTATATTAAATAATACCACGCAACCTTATTTAAACCCATAAAAAAACCGCCTCTGTGGGCGGTTTTTTTATTTATACCAAATGACTAAATAAATTATAAAGCGTTTCTGTTGCCTTATCTCTATCTAAAGTGTCTGTAATATAGATGTTGTTATTTATTCGCTCATCTTGTTTATAGGTTGCAACTTCATATTCATGGGTTCGGCTATTAACAATTGCTATCTTTACCGTTTTGCCACTATTTGGGTTTTTAACCTCAAGAGACCAATAAGGCAAATTACCCGTTCTTTTCTCACACTTCCAGTTTCTTTTTTCAAATTCAACTTCATAAGGCTTTACAAATTCCGAAAGTTTATTTGCAAAATTTATAGCCGTTTCGGTAACAATTCTTGACTTTGCTTCTTTAGCTTTTTGTTCAATTGCTTTAGAGCGCGCCGTATCGTCTAGCTGATTAAAAAATTCTTTTATATCCATGATTGCTTTTTTTACAAAATTAAACCTTAAAAAAACATGGTGCAACCCAATTTCAACCCATAAAAAAACCGCCTCTGTGGGCGGTTTTTTAATCATTGTTTTAAACAAATTTGCTCGGGCTCGGGTTCTAGTAGTTTGATTAGTTCAAAAGCCCAATAATTCTCATCTCTATCAATAAAATCAGGCATTTGCGTATTAAGCAAATTGAGTACTGATTTTTTCATTTCTACAATTTCGTTTACGTTTTTTTTGGTAATATCTGTTTTTATCACTATATTTCCATTGTCGTCTAGCCAAATCATAATGCTGTATTTTGAGGTTCTACATTTGCTTTTTTACAAGTATTGCAAACAATAATGCGTTGCACTACTTTTTCGTCGCTTATAAGCACTATGGCTTTTCTACGCTCGTTTACACGATGGTCGCACTCAAGGCTAGTGCGAACAAACCAATTTTGCGGGTGCAAAGCCCTGAAACCTTTGGCAAATTCTGTAATTTCGGCTTTGCTACGAAAGTATTGTGTGGGCTTCATAGTGGTAAGGCTAATTGGTTAGACTTCATTATTCTTGAACCACTAGCTAAAAGCTCTAACCCTTTCCATTTAGTAAACCAAGCAGGATGTGTATTGCCAAACAACCAAATTTTAACGGCTAAACTTTCTAAAGTATTTAACTTTTTAGCCGATTGATTTGCACTAGTTCTACTATTAATGGCGGTATGATAATCGTTGATGGAGTAATAATCAATTTTATCAACAGTTATCATTCTAACAGTTGCATTGTTAATTTTTATTCTTTGATAAGGAATGTTGCGAGCATCAATAAAATCATCGTTATAACGATTATTATTCATGGCATAAATGCCTTTTTTGCGAATTGCTGGCAATACTTCACTCGTTACCCATTTTCTAAAAGTTTTGGCTTCTGGTTTTCTACTCTTGAAAATTAAGTTGTATAACCCACTTTCATTTATGCAGTTAACCTCTCTTTTTTGACCTGCCCTTACTATTAGTAAGGGTAGCTTTTCATCTTCGTCTAATCCTTCTAATGCTCTAGTAGGTTGAGACAACCCGAGAATTTGACAAACATCAACGGCAACTAGCCAAGGCTCACCATTATGAAAGGTTGTTTGCATTTCTTGACGATTTTCAGAAAACTGAAAAACCATCGTTTGCTCATTTGTAGCTTGAGCTCCGCTTTCTTTTTGTGCATTCATTTTGTCGTTTTGCATCTGATAAAATTGTATGCGAAGTTGCTCTTTAGGGTTGCAAAACCATTCAGAGAATGAGATTACAGCCTTTCGGTTTAATCTGCTACCACTTAGGATGATCCTTGGAGCAACTTCTTATTGTCGATAAATTTGTCGAGATTACTCTCTGACGGTTTTGCTCGACAAACATACAAAAGATTTTTATAAAAAAGTGTTTTGGGTGTGTTTTTTTAAAAGCGTGGGTTAATACCTTTTATCCGTCCAATGAATAATCTTGCCTGTAAAGTCTTCATTAAAATAAGCAAAAAAGTCTTCAAGGCTATCAAAGCCGTCGTTGTGTGCAAACTTTTCAACTTCATTAATTTCTAATAATCTACCGTCAATAATTAAATCAAGGTAGTTAAACCTTTTTGGGGCATATTTTGAAGGCTCTAAACTTCTGGTTTTATTAAACCATATAATTTCAATTGTTTGCGTACTCACCACAGGAATACTAGGCGCAAACCTGTACATGGCTTTGGTGTGCACGTTAATAAAAAAATCAATCATAACACCCGCATGCCATCGGTCGGCTTTGTCCTCACGGATGGTGTGAAATTTTGGTTTTACTTTGTGTTCAATTTTATAAAATATATCATCTACATCTTTATAGTTTAAATTTTGGCTAGAATTGTAAATAAAATCTGCAATTCCTTTGATTTTTACAACATACTCGTTTAAAAACATTCTTAATATTTTCTCTACAAAGTAAGTGGGCTTATCGTTTATTTTAGTTTTAAATCCTAATATCATAGTTGTTGTGTTTTTACTTTATAATTCATAATTACTAATTCATAATTACGACTTAATACTCATCAAAATACCTTTTTTGGTTCAACCAAGTGACCAGATGCGCTTTTGCTTGCCCTGTTTTCACGAGGTGATCCTCGTAGTTTTTCAAGTTTTGAAAACACAACAAAATCTCGGTATCATTAAGTTTGGCATAAGCCTTTTGGGCGGCTTCTTTTTTTACTTTGAGGTTATATTTTTTCCAAAAAGCCTCAAAAGACAAATCGCTCAA